TGATCTTGTACTGGCTGACGTACTTCACCAGCTTGTTGCCACTGGTGATGCCGTCCTCCATGAGCTGCTTCCCGAGGTCGATCATCTTCACGAACGTGTTCGCCTGACCACGCGGATAGATGAAGTGGACCTTGCCGACGCCCCACTCGATGATCCAGAGGGACGCCCCTCCGGATGCTCCGCAGCTCAGGACGTTGGTCCCGAGAGTGTTGTAGCGAGTGGTGAAGCCGGTGGGCTTCAACGGGTCCGGGGACGTGAGGTTCCCGTACCAGATTGCCGTCGAGAAGGTCTGCGCGAGACCCTCGACGTGTGCGATGTCTTCCTGGTAGCGGGCCGTCCGGGGATCGGGAGAAATCTCGACGAGATACTCGTCAATCTCGGAGCGGTCTTCCAGGAGACCAATGGACTCGACGTTCTGCGAGACCTGAGAGATGCTCGCAGCGACACCCGAGTTGGGTGCCCGCCAAGTCCCGGTGGGGAGAAGCACGCGCTTCGCGTGGACGTGTCCGGTGAGCTGGTTGGCCTCAACCCAGACCCCGTCGCGAATCATCGCGAGCTTCTTGTCCAGCACCTCAGCGATGTCAAGGAAGACCTTGTTGTTGGTCCTCTTGGCAAGCTCCACCATGGTGTAGGCACTGGTGAGGGAAATGTCACCCATTGTGGGCTACCTCTTTGAACAGAGGATTTGCTTCGCCCCTTGGGCCGATGCCTCGCTCCCAGTCTCCCCGCGCAATGCTTCCGTCAAACAAAAAGGGCAGCTTGAGGCTGCCCTTTCCGTCAGGTCGCAGGAGCCGGTAGTGACAGGTCAACTACTACATTCTGGCCTACGGTTTGAAATAGAGGCGCAACGCGCCTCAGAATCTCAACATGGTACTCTTCTGGTGCCCGACGTGAACCTTCGGGTGGGCCATGACCTTGTAGCCCAAGGCCCTGACCCGCCGGCACCAGTCCACATCTTCACCGACCTGGATCATGCAGTCCGGAGCGTCGAAGATCGAAGTCCTGAACCAGGGGCGCTCGAGGGCCTCGAAAACCCCCCTCTTCACGAGGACGAAGGCGAACCCGGCGAAGTCGACCTCGATGAGCCCCTTCTCGTTGACGGGATGGGCATCTATCGCCCGACCGTTGAGGAACTTCGCACTGAGGTCGGTCTTGTCCAGGAAGCCGGCGTTCAACGCCCCGGTCTCGGAATCGCAGACCGCGAGACCGCTGACGATGTCCTCGTCGGCGTCAAGGAGAGCCTGGAACTGCTCGCCCGTGAACTCCATGTCCGAGTCGATCCACATCATGTAGTCGTACTCGGCACCACCGAAGGGCAGCACATCGGCCGTCATCGGATTGCTCCGCAGGATCACGGCGTTCCTGGCCGTGGTGATGATCGGGCTGTAGCCGAATGCCGCCCTGATGCTGATCCCTTTCTTCTGGCAATAGCTAATCATTCCCGACCAGCTCGCCACGAAGGCATCGGTGAAAGATCTCCCGGGAAGGCAGAAGGCTACTATCACAGCTCCACCCGGTCGGGCAGGTCCTTCATCGAGGGATACATGGCCTTCAGGACCGAGCCCGCGTCGGCGGGAGGGGTGGTGCTGGCGGGGCCAGAACCGTGCTCCCCGAACTTCTCGGCAAGGCCGGCGACCCACTCGATCATCTCGGGCTGGTTACCCAGGCCGCTTTTGTCGAAGAAGTCCTTCACCTTCTCGGTGGCGTTGTCACGAATGAACCGGTTGACCATCTCGACCTTGGCGTCGAACTTGTCCCCCCAGTCCTTCTTCAGGGCATTGGCCGCCTCCTCCTGCGTCTGGCGGTACTGCCGCTGCGCGGCCTGCACCTTGTCGGCTGCGGCCTGATGGTAGATCCCGTACAGGGCCGCCGCCTGCTTCTTGGTAAGGCCGGCCTCGATGGCCTTCTTGCGGAACGTGGCGTCGAACTCGGAGTCGTTGGCGAACATCCCCTTCAGATCCTCGGGGAGTTCGGGCAGCTTCAGCTCGTACTCCTCGATCTTCGCGGGGGGCCGCTCGATGGCCGCCAGCTCCGCCATCCGCGCCTTGTAATCCTTTGCCAGGGCCCCAAGAGTTTCGTGCTTGCCGAGTTCAGCGTCCATCTTGAGGTCGTCAGGTAGCTGCGCCATCCACGGCCGGGGTGGCGTGTTCGGGGCCGGAGCCCCAGGGGCCGGAGTAGTTTCGGGATCAGCCATTTACTGCTTCCAGATCCTGATCCAGTCCTCGAAGATCCGCAGGAAATCCAAGTCCTCGGTGAGCGTGGTATCTCCGGCCGCCAGCTTCGCCTGATAGGCCGCAAGATACGCACGATCATTCTTCGACAACTTGGTCTCGAGCTCCAACTTGTCGATGAGCCCGTCCGCGCCGCTCATCACGACGGCGACGGCATTCGTGTAGGTCATTCGACTCTCCTCCTATTCGTCGAGTCTCGTCTTGTTGAAGAGCGCCCCGATCATGTCGGGGAGCCTCGCTTCCTTGAGCAGCCCGCACTTCTTCAGAAGCCGGCGGGCGTAGTTCTGGAGTACGAGGGAGCTGGTGTCCTCGACAACCTCGTCGAAGAACCCCAGGTCGGTGAGGATATCGACCAGCACCCGCTGGCCCATCTCGCTGCCGAACGTGAGCCCGTACTCCTGCCTCTTGCGTCGGACCTTCAGGTCAATCTCGAACATCCCCGTCTCCATGGGCAGGGTTCCTCGTCCTATAGAGTCAATTACTGGGCTACGTTGCCCTGGCCGGCGGCGATCATGGCGTCAACGGGCGAGTTGGCCTCGGGAGCCTTCGAGAGGCCGGGCATCGCTTTCGCCATGGCCTCCAGTTGCGCCAACTGCTGCATCTGCTGCTGCTGCATCTGCTTCGCCTGACGGATCTTCGCCAGCTCCTCGTCGCTTCTCATCAGCCGCTCGGGCATCCCGTTGGAATCCGCAATCTCCTCGACCACCTCGTCCCAGTCGAATCGGTCGATGCTGTCGGGGGCGATCTGGAAGATCGGCACCAGGCTCTCGAGGCTCCGCACGATGCCCTGCACCTTGAACAGCCGCCGCTGTGCCTGCGCCAGGGGTCCCAAATACTGGATCTGGTAATCCACCTTGCCCCTGGTCCCCGCGTACTCCAGCAGTTCGTCCGGAGGCGCGGGCATACGGCCCGCCCGAACCCCTATGGCCAGGGCGCGGTGGATGATCCTGTCCAGCCCCTCGGTGCCGAACCGGCCCGTGATCGCGGAAAGGACCGCCGCCTTCTCGCCCTGCTTCTCGATGATCTCGGTGGCGGTCATTATCCGCTGGGCGTTGGCCAGCATCAGGAAGAAGTCAACGAAGAAGTGCTCCTTGATGATGGCCTGGAGCCGCTGCTCGACATCGACCGTCGGCACGGGGGCGTACCCCTTGAGGATGTTCTCGACCTTGCGGGTCGCGTCCTCGTAGTAGTTCCTGCCGTCGGGGTTGAGGTTTACACGGCCCCTTCTCTCGAGCGGGATGTCCATCGGCGGCATGGCGTGCTTCTGCCGCGTGACGAGGCCGGTCCTCGCGACCTCGTTCAGCACCATCACGTCCTTGATGGCATTCGACCCCGGCCCCCTGCCGTAGTCTTCCCCGCTTGCGAGGCTCCACCTCCAGACGATGTTGGGGTTCTCGTCGAATCCGCCCTGGCTCAGGATCTTCCGGTCGGTCTTGTCGATGAATACGCTCGTGATGGGCTTGTTCACGCCCAGCTTCGCGATGCTGCGCTCCCTGGTCGGGTAGGTGACGTGTAGAAGTTCCACCCGCTCGTGGGGGTTTTTCTTGCACAGATCCTTGAGCCTCGGGGTGAGGTTCTCGTATCCGAACTCGCCCTCGACGTTCCTCGCGGTGGAGTAGTACCACCGGAAGACCATCTCCACCTCGCCCCAGGCGTTGCTGACGACGAAGATCTCGTAGGGGTGGCGGACCATGAAGCGCATCCGCCGCCTCCCGAGGTCGTCCTCGATGAACATCGTGGCCGTCGAGATCGACACCCCGTCGAGAATAAACTGGTGGACGGCCGAGTAGAAGTCGGACTGCTGGAGGTCGTAGTAGAGCTGCTCCTCCGTGTCCTGGAGGAACTTCTTCACGGCGGCGCTCTGGTTCAGCTCGGGAGGAGACATGAGGAGCTTGATCCATCGGTAGCTCGGACTGCACATGTAGCCGGCCACCCCGTTGGCGCACATCAGGGCGGCGTGGATCGCCGTGCCGTCGAAGACGCGGTTATGGGTCTTCTTGCCGACATCGACGTAGCCGTTGTCCTGCATCAGGATGCTTCGGTCGGGGATGAGGAACTCGGCTATCTCCTGCCACCGCTTCTCGTGTTCGAGTCGCGCGGGGCGGACCTTCTCGTCGAACTGCCGAACCAGATCGACGGCGGTGTCGTTATTTTCCACCCTTGTTTGCCCTCAACCACTGAACGATGCTGGCCCAGGCTTCGGACCCGCCCGGAACGTCCCCGTACTTGTACTGCTTGTCCCAGACCTTCCCGCTCGCGTCGCGCTTGGTCCACGTATCGCCCTCGAGCGTGAAGCCCGACTCCTTCATGTACTGCTCGTACACGCCAGCGTCTTCGGGCTTGACGGCAGACCCCTCGGAGAGGGCGGGGGAGGCGGGAGCCTGCTCCTTCGGCTTCTGCGTGAGGAGTGTCTCGCCGCCCCGCTCCTCTTTCCGCATCGACCCGAGCGCAGCCCACCAGTCGGTGCCGTTGGCCCCGTATCCGCTGGGGAGCAGGCCGTACTCGACCTCCTCTTCGCCGTTCGTCCAGGTCGGCCGCCTGCCGAGCAGGAGGCTGCCGTCGTTGAGAGAGAAGCCAAGCCGCTGCATGAACTCTTCGTAGTTCTTTACGGCTTCCGCCTCGCTCGTCTTCGTGGCCCGGACGCCCTCTTGCCACTCGTTGATGGCTTGCGCAAGACGCCGCCCGGTCGTCGGGCGCACCTCATGCTTCCTGGGGTTCGACCCCCAGCCGGGCCATG